CTTCATTGGCATCTGCACAGATGCCTCTTCCGATATCGTTAAGGGTTTTTTCATTGAGGGCCACCACAATAAGCCAACCACAACATTCCAATAATTAACCAACCCGTAAAATAATAGTTCATCCTATTACCCTCCCTTATTGGCATGATAAGCACTCTCCTTCGTCACTTAAAATTTCATGCTCACATTTTTCACAACCACACAACTCCATTAACGGAGAATAGTGTTCTGCTTTTATCTTGTCGGCTTCACAGTGACAATCATGGTCACAATGTTTACAAGTATTTCCGTTCATTTTTTTGCTATTTTACCTTTATTAACACCTTCTTTTATAACGTAATCTTGAGTTCCATTATCTCCAACATTTACTTCTTTTTTTAAGTTTCTAAAAAGCAACATTTCTTTATGTTTCTTTTCACTTTCTTGAGTAAATCTGTCTATAACTTTAGTATCTCTCATTTTATTCTCCGTTGAATAAATCTTCTTTTGAAACCTTTTTATTTTTTAAGTTACATTTACATCTTGATGCTTTAATCCAATTCCAAATCTTATCAAAGAAGTTATCTACAGCTTCTAAGAATTTCATAAAATATTTATCGAACATTGTTACCCCCCATATTCCTACTATTGTTAAAATAAATAATATTGTAAGTATAACATATAAAAGTCCGTCTAGGACAGACCAATATATTTTTTCTAGCACTTCCAACGTCTTCTTGCAGCACATATTCTTTTATCAGGAGTTTTACTACAATTAACGTTATGCATTCTCATTTGTCCAGCAGATCTAGCACAATAAGATTTACGTCTAGCTGCTCTTTTAGGTCCTGGTTTGTCTTCTGTTACAGCTGGTTTTAATTTAGAACCAGGATTCATTCTTCTATAGGCTTTGACTCCAGCTTGAGTCATTCCCGCTCCACTTTTAGTGGAACGGAAATTCTTCTTATTACGAGGTGGCATGCCACCTTTTTTAAAACCTAATATGTCCGCGTAATAATCGTCCATATCTTATTAACCATTTTGACCAGTTAGATTAGGTCCTGAAAATTTATCAGTTAGTAAAGTTACTGCAGTAACATTAGTTGCTGTAGATAAATAAACTCCATAAGGAAATAAAATTCCATCTTCTGGTAATGAAAAGTTAATTACATCTCCACTTGGGATATCTGCTGTAAATAAATTTGTTCCTCCAGAAGAAGAACTAGTATTCAACTGAACCAATCCAGCACCGCCTCCACTTGAAGCAACAATAATACCTTTAAGTCTTACAGGTGGTGCGATAACAACAGTTGATGTTGCTGCTCCTAAAACTCTTGTTGCTTGTATATCAGCTTTAGCTGCCATAGTGTTCTCCTTAGTTTGTGGCTCCCGAAGGAGCCACGATTAATTTATTAACTTACTACTGCGCCACTGTTAGAAACAATAACCCAACCAATAGTGTTTGCCCAAACTAACATTACTGTGTCATTAACATCAGCAAAAGCCATGCTAGTTCCATTTGCAAAAGTAGCTGGAGTAACTGTTGCAGTTCCACCACCGTCAGCAACCATAGTAATGATTTTAATCTGACCCGCAGTAGTTCCATTAGCTAAAGTTACAGCAGCAGCTCCTACACCTGTAGTAGTCAATTCAGTAATTAGATTTGTTAAATCAGCAGCACCTGAATCTGCTAAAGCTTGAACACCGCCTGTTATTGTAGCACCGTAAGATGCATTAGTAGTAATAGCACCAGTTGTTCCATTTTTTGTAATTGATTCAAAACCATTTTCCGATCGGACTGGTCCTGTAAATGTAGTATTAGCCATAATATTCTCCTTTGTGTATAGCCTAAGTTATGTAGTCTCTATACCGTCTGCCTAGTCAGTCTACACAACAAATTAATTATTCTAGGTGTTTTGATTATATATAAAAAAAGGGGCGATGTGAACACCGCCCCTTTTAAGTGACCTTACGGCCAAATAGCTTGACTATTAGCTAGTTGGTAAGTTTCCGTTACCAAATACACATCTTGGATCAGACCATCCAAAAGAGTATCTTTCTCTAGCTTTGAATCTAACGTTTCCTGTATCGAAATCACCTTCCATAGCAGTTTTAATTGGACTTCTAATGAAGTGTTTAAAACCATTTGGAACATCAGTCATGATGAAGTATGAATCAGTGTCAGTTAAAAAGTTATTAACTCTGTAACCTTCTGGTACCATACCCATGTTTGCGATAGCATTGATGTCGTTATCAGCTGTGCCAACTCTTTGAGGAGACTTCATTAGTCTTTCAGCAGTGAATTGTAATTCTTTTGGAATTATCATTTTTCTGCCCATAAGAGCTATTTTTAAGCCTCTTTCATCAACGAAACCTGCAATGTCAATCAAAGATTGCTCAAGTGAAGTTTCGTTAAGGTCAGCAGCAGTTGCTAAACGGTTCGAAAAAGTTCCGCCAGTTGCAAGTGGGTGTGAAGCACTAATTAAAGGTACTCCGTCACCGCCATTGTAACCAGTTGCTTTTTGAGCGTTGTTAAGCACTGATGCAGCTTTAACTTGTTTTGTGTTAGACATAGATCTTGCAAGAGCTCTAGTGTATCTTGCAGCTAATCTATCATACAGATTATCTTCAATAGCTTCTTCAGTAATTGAGAATGCTAATGCGATAGTTTCGTGTGAGTATCTAGCAGTGAAAGTTTCAGTTGCTTGATCGAACACTACTCCAGCACCTTCTTGTTTAACTGGTGCAGAAGCGAAACCACTTAACATTACTTCTTCTTCAAAAGCTCTGTCAGATGTTTCAGACGGGAAAATTTCCGCATGCTGATTTTCGTATCTGTTGTACTCCAGGCCGAATAAAGCATTCAAACCTGGCTCTAGTTCTTTAACTAGTTGTGATCGTGATATTGCCATAGTTTATTCTCCTTATGCTAAGCCTGTACCACTTCTGTAGAAGTGATTGTTGATTCTAACAAGAATGTTCGCGTTAGCAACACTAGTGTCAGAGTTGTCAGGATCTTGCGATATATCAATCGCTTGTACTACGTAAGTAGAAGCAGTTCCTTTAACACTTACATCTAATTGTGCTTTCGAGATACCTGTTTGAGTAACACCAGTAGTGTTTGTTACACCATAGTTACTAAACAAGTTACTTCTTGCAAATGTATCATCAGCGTCCATTAAAAATACTGCATCTGGATCGTCAACAACGAAAGCAGTAATATCGCCTTCAGTTGGTGTAACTGAACCAGGGTAGTAATTTTTGTATGTAGGCTTCTGAGTTGTTGGGTCGTTATAGAACACCCCATTGAATACTCCTACAACAGCAGTTCCAGGTGCTCCAGAAGGATCATACTTTTCAATATTACCAGTAGAAGTTGGAATAACCAAATCTCCTTGATAAATTGCAGTTCCATATCCGGCCTTAACTGTATATCTGTTTTGAGCTCCAACAAGCGGTGTTCCGTCTAGTTTTCTGTACGGTCTTAGACCGAACTTTTCTGCGACGTTAGCCATATGTTTTTTCTCCTATTTAACATTTATTACAATTAAGAGTTCCGATCGTGGGTAGGTATTACTAAAAAATTAGCTTTTACGTCTACCACCAAAGGTAACTCTACTTTGCCTATCAATATTGATCGGCATTTCAGGTCGTTGTTCCTTCATCAGATCATTATCAACCGCGGTCATTTGGTCTTGAGTAATTCTATCGAAATACTCGGCACGGCTTTTTAATATCTCTTCAGGTATCCTTGCCAACACAAGGCCTCCAATTCCAATACACCCTTCATATTGTCCCTGCCTTATTACTGGGTACTTGTGAATATCAGAAGAGTTTTTAATTTCCTCTGCTCTTACAAATTCCCAACCTTCTCTGAATTTTTTAGTTACGTTAGCCGTATCTTCAAATCCAGCCACACTCGTTCTTATCCAACGATGAGCATAGCCCTGTGGTGCAGGTGGTGCATCCAAACTGGATGGTGGAGTCCATGAACTAGGTTTCTTTTCAGCTTGTCTAGTCTCTGACTCGCGTGAGGTTCTTTTTATATTATCCATTTGCATTCTCCTTCACGTATTTTGCGTATTCCTCTAGTGGCACCCCTAGTTTTTTAGCGATAACTATTTGTGACTTGGTGAGTTTCACTGATCGGCGTCCGCTTTGGTTTCTTTGTGCAGAAGCAACAGTTTGGACGGGTTTCTTTTGCTCCTGTGGTTGACTAAATTTATGAGGAAAATTTTCTCTCATAACTTTATCAATTTCATTATAATACTCATCACTCTCTGCGTCAAACCCCTGCTCTATGAGGTCTTGATGAGTTTGAAAAGCTGCACTGGTCATAATTCTATCCGAACCAAACCATTCATTCTTTTCTGCCCAATTTCTAGCTTTTCCAGAAGGTTCTGGATAAGTAGGATTTTGAGGTGCTTGAGTTTGTACAGGTCTTG